CGTATCACAGCCTTAGAAGGAGCATAAATTATGACTGATACACCAACCACAGAAGAAATCGCACAGCACTACACAGCGATGGGTCACTCTGTTGATCTGCTAGATGCAGGGAAACCAGATGACATGGAGGATGCCGATTGGACTGACACAGTGTCACGAAATGTCGAGCATCTGCAACTCATGGTAGCCAAGGACTTCTGGACTACAGAAGATATGACTGCCGCAAACGCTGCGATTGCAGCAAATACTTAACCAAGGAAGGAGATCAACATGACTGAAGATAAAAAGGTCATTACGATTGACGATGTAGAATACACAGAAGATCAGCTATCGGATGAAGCAAAAGGATGTTTAAATCACATTGGTTCTTTGGATCAAAAGATAGCAAGCACACAGTTTAATCTAACGCAACTGCAAGTAGGCCGAGAGGCTTTCATGCACCGTTTAAAGCAAGAGTTAGGGAACGATGTATAAACGTACAGTCAAAACTAGTCGATTTATACGTCCTACAGAGGCAGACAAATGAAAAAATCTACAGTTGCAAGCGCACACGAACGAATTGACGGGCTAGAGAAAGAAATCATTGCGATTAAAACAGAAATTTCCATTCAATTTAAAGACTTATTTGGGCGAGTAAAGCGTTTAGAGGCTGTGTTGGTGGGCGCATGTGGCAGCATCATTCTTTTGCTTGTAGCTGTTTTGTTGAAAATGGGGTGAAAAATGGATCCGGTTTCTTGCGTTGCTTTAGCGACAGGAGCGTACAAAACGCTTCGTGCAGCGATAAGCACGGGCAAGGATCTACAAGAAATGTCTGGAACTTTAAGCCAATGGGGAAAGGCGTTTTCCGATTTTACTAATCTAGAAGAAAGAGAAAAAAATCCGCCTTGGTGGAAGCAGACGTTCAAAGGGAGTGATGAAGAAACAGCGTTAGAAATCTTTGCCAATAAAAAGAAGATGGAGCAAATGAGGGCTGAGATAAAAGATCATATTAGCTTTAATTATGGGCCAAGTGCCTGGAAAGAGGTTCTACAGATTGAGGCTCAGATGCGTAGAAAAAGAAAGCAAGAATTGTACAAAAAACAAGAAAGAATAGATGCCGCAATCAACTTTGCTATCGGCGCAGTCATTTTTGTAGTTAGTGGCGGCATTTTGTTTCTAGGGTTTTACGCTTTGGGCAAGTGGCAAGGGCGCTGGTAATGTGGTTTTTGGTCTGGATGCAATTTGTAGCGCAAGAGTTTTCTTACTTTCAGATTGGCACGTATGGCAGCGAGGAAGCTTGCAAAACGGAAATGGTCAAAGCGCGAGTGTTAATAACGAATACTAATAGTGCGGTTCACTGTTTTGAGGTTAGTCGAGAGAAAAAATAGATGGGTTTTGTACGACGAAAACAAAAAAGTAATTGTGATAACTCGAGATCGAGCAGTCGCATTACGGATTGCGAGGAAAGCTAATGAACGAGTACGACATCAACGGAAACGGAAAAATTGATCCAGACGAACGGGAAATTATGCTTGAGGATAGACGCCGCAACATGGAAGACATGGACAAGAAAAGAGACGTGCAGAGACGCCTTGTGGTGGCGTGTACTGTCGGAATGCTCGCTTACCCGGTGGCAATCCTTTTCGCCTCTTACGTAGGCTTATCTCAAGCCGCAGAGCTCATTACAGACATAGCAAGCGTCTATGTCATAGGGAGTTCCGGGGTAATTGCGAGTTATTTTGGGTTTAACATGATGGAGGCTAAAAATGCTGCAAGCACTGATCGGCCCAGTAGCTGAACTGGCTGGGGGATGGCTCAACGCCAAAACTCAAGCGCAAGCTGCTAATGCCAAGCTAAAATTAACAGAGGCGGAAGCGAAAGCTAAGATTTTGCTCTCGAAAGAAACCTCGACGGCTGATTGGGAAAAGATAATGGCGCAAGGTACGCAAAACTCTCTCAAGGACGAGTTTGTGACTGTAATTGTGCTTATTCCAGTAATCTTATGTTTTATTCCAGGTTTGGAAGAAACGGTTAAAAACGGTTTTACCCGTCTTTCTGAGTTGCCCGAGTGGTACACTTGGCTGGTTTTCACTGTATGCAGCGCGGCCATAGGAATACGCGGTGGCAAACATCTATTCGGTAAAAAATAATGGCTGATTTAAAAGTACCTTTAGCCTTAGTTCTTGCAATGGCTGTGCAGCTGGTTGGTGGTGTTTGGTGGATTAGCGAACAAGCACACCGAATATCGCATTTAGAGAGCCAAGTTGCTGAAAACAACGAATGGATCGACCAGCTTTATGCAGACACCGAAAACTTAATAAAGTTTGCCACCTTTACAGAGAACCGATGGGCGGCTGCTTACGAAGAATTTGGCTACACCCGAACGTGGGGAACAAAACAAGTGGAGACAGAATAATGGAAAAAAATTGGGATATGTTTTTTGATATGTTGATGGTTCACGAAGGAGCTTTCCAAGACGACCAAAGGGATTCTGGAAATTCTCAAGGCGATGGACATGGCAATGAGGGCTCTACTATGTGGGGCGTTACTGCTTGGAATTGGGCTAAATATACAGACAAGCCAGCACCCAAAGATGTGATGAAAGCCCTGACGAAAGAAGATGTTAAGCCTTTTGTCAAAACACAATACTGGGATAATGTGCGCGGCGACCAATTACCGAGCGGTTTAGATATTTGTGTTGCGGATATGGCTTATAATGCCGGAGGTCGTAGAAGTGTAAAGATATTGCAACGTGCGGTTGCGGCAAAACCAGATGGTTTAATAGGAAGTAAGACAATTGCTGCTTGCCACGATTTAAATCCTAAAGACGCACTTGATAAATACCATCACGGCAGACAGCAATACTATGAGTCTCTTGATGATTTTAAAATTTACGGAAAGGGTTGGTCTAGGCGTAATAAAGAAACGCTAGAATTGGCGTTAGGATTATTAAATGAGTAACGCCAAGGTACTTAATGAGCTAGAGAATAAGATTGCTGCTGCAAAGCGGCAAAAGAGAGCTATTGAGTGCCGCACAAGCTTTATCGACTTTGTTAAGTACACCATGCCAGATGCGGATGATCCAGAAAACATTGACGAAAGTATGTTTAAGGATGCAAAGCACCATCGAGCGTTAGCAAAGGTTCTCGAGAAGGTAGAAAAGGGGCATATCCCGCGATTAATAGTCTCGATGCCGCCCAGACACGGTAAATCTGAACTAATATCGCGTCGATTTGTGCCTTGGTTGCAAGGTCGAGATCCGTACAGAAACGTAATTTTTGCCACATATAACGAAGATTTTGCCAAAGATTTCGGTGCAGATGTGCGTAATATAATGATGTTGCCTCAGTATAAGCACGTTTTCCCGAGCTTTGGGTTGCGAAAAGGTGGTGCAAGTAAATCTAGAATACAAACTGGATCTGGCGGTATGTCAGTATTTGTTGGGCGAGGGGGATCTATCACTGGTCGAGGCGGTGATTTTGTTATTCTCGATGATCCGATCAAGGATAGCATTGAGGCTAACAGCCCGACGTTGCGCGAACAGCTATGGCAGTGGTTCACCCAGGTGCTTATGACCCGTCTAATGACTGCATCAGCATCGATTGTCATTGTGCAAACTAGGTGGCACGAAGATGATCTAATCGGCAGACTGACTGACCCCACTAATCCACACTATAGCCCAGAAGAAGCTGCAAAGTGGAAGATTATTAATTTACCAGCATTAGCGGAAGAAGATGACCCATTGGGTCGAGAGGTTGGCGAACTGTTGTGGCCGGATCGATTTGATATGGAGTTCATGGAAGCCCAAAGGCGTTTGGACTCTCGAGGCTTTAGCGCATTGTACCAAGGCCGTCCTACGCCCGAAGATGGTGATTTGTTTCGCAGAGAAAATATAAAATATTATAATCGCAAAGATGCACCAAAAGATTTAAGGATATATGCGGCCAGCGATCATGCGGTTGGTGTCGATAGAACTAGAAATGACGCAACGTGCTTGCTGATAGTAGGCGTAGATCAGAACGACGATATATATTTGCTCGATACTTGGTGGGAAAAGCAGCCTACAGATAAAGTGGTCGATGCCATGCTGGGATTAATAAAGAAATGGAAGCCTCTTATCTGGTGGGCAGAAAAAGGTCATATTTCTAAAGCTATTGGCCCGTTTTTGCGTAAGCGCATGGCAGAAGAACGAATATATTGTCGTATCGAGGAAGTAACGCCAGTAGCCAATAAAGTTCAAAGAGCGCAATCGATCTTAGGTCGTATTGCAATGAATAAGGTGCTATTTCCAAAGCAATCAGTCTGGACACAAAAAGCCACCGACGAGATATTAAAGTTTCCAAATGGTCGCCATGATGACTTTGTAGATACCCTTGCGTGGATAGGTATGGGTTTGGCTCGACTTACTACGCCTGGTGGTGGTATAGTAAAAACAACAAGTACGCCAAAGGTCGGCACTCTGGCTTGGGTTAAGTGGGATGCTGCTTTAAGAAAAAAGCAAGACTTTATGAATGTAAAAACAGGTGGTTGGTAAATGCACGAAGAAATGACGATAACTACGACAGACGTAGACAAGCCAGAACCAACAGAACGTCGCAAGGCGCTAGTAAATCAATGGTTGGCAAGAATTAAACACGCCAAAGAATTTCACAAAAAATCATTTACAACCATGAAGCGCGATATGGATGCTGCACTGAATGGCTTTGAAGATACAAAATGGTCTGACGAAAATTATGTAGCCAACATATTACAGCGTCATGTGCAGCAACGAACAGCACAGTTGTACGCTAAAAACCCCAAGGCGGTAGCTAAAAGACGGAATAGAATGAGCTACCAGTTTTGGGATGGGGAAGCTGATACACTTGCTCAAGCGTTTATGACTTCCGAGCAAGCTGCTAATACTGGGTTGCCTGTTCCACCAGCGGCAGCAAACATTATTCAAGATTACACGGCTGGTAAAACACAAAACAAAATGCTCGATAATGTTGCTAAAACATTAGAAAATCTTTTTGAATATTACATGAAGGAGCAGCAGCCAGCCTTTAAATCTCAAATGAAAGCTTTAGTGCGTCGTGTAGTTACTACTGGTGTTGGTTTTGTAAAAGTTGGGTTTCAGCGTGACATTGATCGAGCGCCAGAGGTTGCTGCTAAGATTGCAGATGTTCAAGCACAGATAGATTTTATGCGTCGAGTTACTGAGCAAGCGGCTGAAGGTGAAATACAAAAAGACGATCCACAGATCGAAGAACTTATGTTGTCTATGCAAGCGTTACTTGAAGAACCAATGGTGACGATCCGCGAGGGACTTGTGTTTGATTTTCCAGAAGCAAATTCGGTTATCATTGATCCTAGATGCCGCCAGTTGCGTGGTTTTGTTGGATGCGAGTGGGTTGCACATGAGCTATATCTTACGCCAGATGAAATAAAAGAAATATACGACGTTGACCTAAAAAATTCATATAAAACGTATGACATGAAAGGTCGCTTGATTGGTCATGGTGATGCCAACAAGCTATCAACGTCTTACGATGGTATTTCTGGCGAAGGTGCGCCGAAAGGATTAGCACAAGTTTACGAAGTATACGATAGAAAGACGGGTGTGCAGTATGTGGTTGCAGATGGACACCCAGACTTTTTGCGTGAACCTACAGCGCCACCAGTAAACGTCGAAACGTTCTGGCCGATATTTGCTCTTGTCTTTAACGAGGTTGAGCATAAAGATCACTTATACCCACCCAGCGACATTAGTTTGCTGCTGCCGATGCAGCATGAATATAATCGAGCAAGGCAGGGATTAAGGGAACATCGAAGGGCAAACAGACCGAAGTATGCAGCACCAGCTGGTGTTTTAGAGGATCACGATAAAGAAAAGTTGGCAACGCACCCAGCTAATGCCGTAATCGAGTTACAAGCCTTGGCGGCTGGTCAAAAAGTAAATGACGTTATCCAGCCCGTAGGTCAGATTGGAATAGATCCTAATTTATACGAAGTTCGTACAATTTTTGACGATATTCAGCTGGTTGTTGGAGCTCAAGAAAGCAGCTTTGGTGGTTTGTCAAAAGCGACGGCTACAGAGACATCGATTGCCGAAAGCGCAAGAATGTCTAGCTTGGGTGCGAATGTCGATGAACTTGATAGCTTTATGTCAGAGATTACCCGTGCAGCTGGTCAAGTGTTATTAGCAAATCTTGGCAGAGAAGAGGTAGTTAAGATTGTAGGTAATGGCGCGGTGTGGCCGGAAATGACCAGAGATCAGATTATGGAAGAAGTATTTCTAGAGATCGAGGCTGGATCAACGGGTAAACCTAATCGCGCTGCTGAACTAGCAAACATAGAACGGATCATGCCGTTCTTGCTGCAAATTCCTGGTATTGATCCAAAATGGTTAGCAAAAGAATTGTTAAAACGTCTTGATGACAAGCTTGATCTTGACTCAGCGTTTACAGACAAAATTCCTTCAATTGTCTCTATGAACCAGGGGCAAGGACAAGGAACTGGTGATCCAGCGTTAGCTGGTGTGCCAGGAGGAGGTGCGGATAACGCGCCTAGACAATTGCCCTCTGGTTCGGGAGGTGTTGCACCAATGGGGGCGAATAACCAGTAATTTTTTGCTGTTTGTTGATTGTTACGATCAACAGAGGTAAAATGCAGATAGAAGGAAGGACGCTAATATGGTTGATGAAACCACGGAATCGGAAACGTCCACCGAGGCCGACGATATAATCGAGGACGAAAAGGCGGAGTCGTCACCCGTTGAAAGCGAAACTGAAGCGGATTTGCTTAGTGTCATTAAGGACGCTGCTCAACCCGAAGAAGAACCAGAGTCGCACTCTGAGAGTGAGGAAGTAGAAAGGGATGAAGTTGCAGCGGAATCTACGGAAAGTGATGCAGATGTTGAGTTTGCAGATCAGGAAGAAGATTATTCTAATTTACCGTTTCACAAGCACCCTCGTTTTAAAGAACTTGTTCAACAAAGGAATGAAGCAAAGGAAAGCGCACAGAAATTTGATGTAATGCAAAATTATCTGGCAACAAATAATTTGTCAGGTGACGAAGCGGCAATTGGTTTAGATATTATGGTTAAAATGAAATCTGACCCAATGGCAGCATTAACAGCATTAAAACCTTATGTGCAGCAATTATCCCAAGCGGCTGGCATTGTTATGCCACAAGACATTCAGACCCGAGTTGATGATGGTTATTTGGACGAAGATGCTGGACGGGAATTGTCTCGAGCTAGAGCAGAAGCCGCAAGGCAGAAGCAACAGAACGAGATGATGTTGCAGCAACAAAATGCACAAGTGCAGCAACAGCAAATTAATTATTTAGCTGAAACTGTAACTGATTGGGAAGAAAACACCCGAGCAAGCGACCCTGATTATGACCTCAAAGAAGACTTAATTGACGCAAGAGTTAGATCGATGATTGCCGAACGAGGACAGACCGCACAAACGCCACAAGAAGCAATTCAATTGGCGCAAAGTGCTTATGACCAAGTGAACCAAAAATTTAATGCTAAATTTGGTAATCGACCTTCTATGAAAACTGCGTCTGGTGGTAAACTTGGAGGTAGCCCAGCGCCCGAACCACAATCGTTACAGGAAGCGATTGCAGCGGCAATGGGGAACTCCTAAAATTATGTTAGGAAAGTAAAATGGCTTTTTCATCAGCCGAACTTGCGAACATAGCCAATGCCGCACTCGATTATTACATCGATAAAGGCAATGTCTACTCGCAGTCTTTACAAGACAAACCATTGTTAAAAGCAATGGACTCAGGTGCTAAAACTTTTCCAGGTGGGAAGGGCGAGCTCAGTGTAGGTGTTAAAGGCACATACACAACAACCGTTTCTGGATATACGCATAACGATACAGTGACTTATGCAAATCCAGCAAACATTAAACGTGCTAACTACGCATGGAAAGAGCATCACGCTGGTATTTCATTAACACTAACCGAACTTAAAAAGGACGGTATTAGCGTTACTGAAAGCACAACATCAGCTGGTGTTAGCAATCACTCAGGCCGCGATCAAACAGTCTTAGCTAATCTTTTTCAAGATAAGCTGGACGATATGATGGAAGGTTATTCTAGAGGCATGAATGATTTTCTTTATGGCGATGGTACAGCCGACGCAAATGCAATTGCTGGTATTCAGACTTTGGTTCTCGATGATCCAACAGCTTCTGGTACAACAGTTGGCGGATTGTCCACAGTATCTAATACCTGGTGGAGAAACCGAGCAAATGTAGCAATTACAACATCTGCTACTGGGCAAGAGTTGATTGAAACTCTACATTCAGAAATGCGTCAGTTGAAGCGTTTTGGCGGAAAACCAAACATTGCTGTTTGTGGTTCTGCTTTCTTAGATCGTCTTGCAGACGAACTACGCAGAAACGGTAACTATAGTAACACTGGTTTTGCAAGAAATCAGGACATT